TCAACGGTTGAGCCGCAGCACGTCCTCGACGTCGAGCCAGTACCCGCGCACCTGCGCGCGAGGGTCTTCGACGCGGACGAGCACCAGGTGGCCGCTCAGCGCATAGGCCACGGTGTCGATGTGCTCCTCGCCGTCGTTCTCCCACACGATGCGCGCACGCACCGCGAGCTCAGGACGATCTTCCTGCGCGCGCCGCGGCGGCACCTCGTGCGCGTTGAGGATCGCCTGGTTGGGCTTTGGGTCGTGGCCGTACTCGGGCATGAGGCCAGTGTGCCGCCCGCCGCGAGCGCCGGCGGGCTCCCAACCTGACAGCGTGGCAGGCCTTCTCCCCTCCCTTCAGGAGGAAGACCACCGCACCCCAACGGGGTGTGCGGTCGGTCGCATTGTGAGCGCCGGCCGAGACTTCACCCGCCCCCCGCTGGCTATGTCCGACTTCCTGACATAGACTGAGGGCACGAGGTCAGGCACCAGGCCAGACCGGAGCCCGAGAGGGGAAGCACATGCTGATGATCATCAAGGTGAGCAACGGCGAGGCGATCGTCTGCGAGGAGCACGAGGTCGCGGACGCCGTGACTCCGTGGGTCGAGGGCGTGCCCGAGGAGATCGCCCGCGAGTCGGCCGAGGTCCTCCAGTTCGCGCTGATGCGCGGCGACGACACCCGCCGCCTGGAGTTCCGCCTCGGCGTCGCGATCCGCCGCTGACCACCCCGCAGGCCCCGCCCGGACTGGGCGGGGCCTGCCCCGTCTCATCCGACCGAAGGAGCACCATGACCGACGCCCGCGCGCGTGAGCGCGGCCCCATGACCGACGCCGAGTTCAAGGTGACCCGCGAGCGCCTGGGCCTGACCACGCGCTGGCTCGCCGACCACCTCGCCGTCGCCGAGCGCACCGTGCACCGCTGGGAAGCCGGCCAGCAGGCCGTGCCCGGCGGCGTGCAGGACGAGCTGGACCGGCTCGCGGCCATCGCCGGCGCTGCGGTGGAGCAGCTCGAGGCCGAGCTTGAGCAGATGCCCGACCCGCACGTGGTGACCTACCGGACCGACGACGACTACCGCGCCGTCGAGCCGGACACGGACTGGCCGGCGTCCTGGCACCGCGCCCTGGCCGCCCGCGTGGCCGAGCGGCGCCCCGACGCCGCGGTCGTCTACCGGATCCCGTGATGGAGACCCGCCCGCTGGGGGAGTGGGTCGCCGAGTGGGCGGCTGAGCACGGCGTGCCCGCCGAGCAGGTCGAGGCCCAGGCGCGCCAGCACCTCGAGGACCTGGCCGCGCTCGACGGCCACGCGCCGGGGGAGATCCACACCTGGCGCCTGACCGAGTCCGCCGCCCGCCGGCTGCTCGACGGACTCGAGATCTCCCGCCGCCGCGCGAGCGACTAGCGGCACAGAGCAGGGCCGTCGCCCACCCTCGGCGACGACCCACAACAACAGAGCGGCCCCGATAGGTGCGGGAACACCTAGCGGGGCCTGACCAACGAAGAGGACTGGAGCCTCTCCATGGCTACCCCGCAGCATAGCGGGGGCGCGGTGCTGACCCCGCCCCCGGTGCGCGTCAACGCGCACGCGCCTTCCTGGCGCATCGTCGACACCCTCGCCGCCTCCGGATGGGGCGACCTCCGCAACGCCCCGCAGTCCGTGCGGACCTACCTCCTGACCCTCGGCCGCATCGTCGACGCACGCACCGGTGTCGCCGAGGTCACCGACGCCCAGGCCGCCGAGCGCGCTGGCCTGTCAGTGAGCACGATCATCCGCGCCCGCACCTGGCTGCAGGACGCCGGCCTTCTCGCGCAGCTGCGCCGCGGCGCCCGCCACGGCCTGCGCGGCGTGGCGTCCCTCCTGCGACTCTCGAAGGCCGCGCTGATCGCGATGCTGCCCGGCGCCCGCGCGGCGAAGGACGCCCGCACCCGAGCCCGTGCCGCCCGCCCCGGCGGCGCTCCCAACCTGACAACCTGGCTTGCTTCTCCTTCCTCTCGGAAGAAGACGGGCGCACCCCGGTGGGGTGTGCGTCCCGCGCCGTCGACCGTGCAGCAGCAGCTCGTCGACGAGGCGGCGCACGCCGCCGCGAACCCCGCCCGCCCCGAGACGCTGGCCAGCATCCGCGCGACGCTCGCGCGGCACCGCTGATGTGTCGGCGGCCCAGCCCCGTGGGGACGCTCGCTACGGTCTGCGCATGACGACTCCGGATCCCCAGGCAGTGCGGACGCTCATCGACGAGCTGGTCGACTCTTGGCCGAGGACCGCGCCGAGCATCTCGATGCGGATCCGCGAGCACCATGCGATCTCGGTCGTTGTGCACGGGATGACGGCGCACTGCCACCACCTTGCCCGCGCGATCCGGGTCCTCGACGATGCTGGCCTGCACCTCGCCTGCGCGCCGCTGGTTCGCCAACTGATCGAGTGCTCCATCACGGCCGCATGGGTAGAGACGTTCGGCATGCGCGCCGTCGACGCGCTGGCGGGGGAACAGGCGCTCAACCGGAAGAACGCGCTCGACGACTACGTGAAGCACGTGGGCGACGTGGATGAGGAGTCGAGGCGGCTCACGCAGCAGTACGTCGACAATCTTGAGCGCACCCAGAAGAACGTCGGCCGTCGCTTCTACGAGCGGTGTGAGGACCTAGAGGGCGCGATGCAGGCGTACACGATGTGGCGGATCATCAGCGCCGACAGTCACTCGTCGACGGCTGTCGCCGACAGGTACGTGCTCCCCGCTGACGGCCCGGCCGGCGTCGGATTCCTCGTCGAGCCGTCCGTCGGAACGCACGACGCGTGGCTCGGCGTTGCGCTCAGGATGCTGCTCCTTGCCGCGATGGCAGACGACAGATTCGACGTCGAGCGGCGCCGTCGGACGCGGCTGAGAGGAATCGCCCGCGAACTCGAGGCCTCGGGGAGGCTCCTCCCCACAGCGATCGGGCTGAAGCGTGACAGCGCGTACCGGCGGCTTGCAAAGGAAGGGCGGGCGCACCGGGCTGCGCGAGCTGCGAGGGCCGGAGCCGCTTCACCCGACGCTGGATCCCACCTTGGAGGCACCCGTAGCTAGGCTGCGCGGCATGACTACAGGGGGACATGAGCCGATGACCGACGCGCCGACACCGCCGGCGCCCGCGAACGAAGACATGCCGTCGTGGTTCGCCCGGAAGCCGGTGGGCATCCGACTGCTGATCGTGCTCGGCGGCGCCGCGGCGATCATCGGACTCTTGATTGGGATGGCCAGCTGCCAGGCGGCCGCCGACGAGCGCGCCGAGCGCGAGGAGCGCGCGGAGGCCATCGCCTCGCTGCGCCAGGTCGTCTACGAGGTGACCGGCAACGGCACGTACTTCTCGATGACTGCGAGCACTCCTACCGGGACGGTGCAGCAAAATCCCGACCTGCCGCTGCAGACGGAAGGCGGCGGAAGCTTCGGCTTCAAGGCGACGCCGGGTGAGCCGCTCTACATCTCGGCGCAGATCGAGAACGGTTCCACCATCACCTGCCGCATCAAGGTCGACGGCGTGACCATCAGCGAGAACACCTCGACCGGCTCGTACTCCATCGCCTCCTGCAACGGCGTCGTGCCCCAGAGCTGACAGCACGCTGAAGAGCCCCCGCCTCCCTTGTGGGAGGCGGGGGCTTTCCGCTGTGGTCACGGCACGCGCGTGACGTCCCGCGTGGGGCCGAACCAGGTGCCGCGGTTCTCGTCGTCCGGCAGGACGGCGGCGAACGTTGCACCGGCAGCATCCGTCGCGGGTTCGAGGAGCACCCCGTGCACGCCGTCGGAGGTCACGACACGGTCGCCGACTGCCGGCGTGGCTGTAATGTCCTCCGGCAGCGCGGCAATGATGACGCGGATCAGGGTGACGAGCGCGGCGGCGCCGGCCTGGACGAGGACCGCGGCCCAGTCGACGTCGCCGAACGTCGCGGCGGCCGCGAGCACCGCGGCGAGCACCTGGGCGAAGCTGCGCACGACGCGGTCGAGGATCGCCGCCCACCGGCTGCGGCCACCGCCGGCCTCGGGGAGGTTGAGCAGCGACGTGACGAGCGAGGCGAGGGCGGCGAACGCGAGGCCGACGACCGCCTCGAGGACGGTCCGCAGGTCGGACACGCCGACGAGCGGCGCGATGAGCGGCAGGGCGGCGGCGAGGACGGTGTAGAGGGCGCGCAGCCCGGCGGCGCGCCAGAAGGCGGCGGTGAGGATCATGGGTCAGCCCTTCATCCGTGCGGCGATGATGTCGGCGGTGCGCTTGGCGATGGCCTCGGCGTCCTTGGCCGGCAGCGCGTCGGCGAGGGCCTGCGCGAGCTGCTCGACGTCGACTTCCGCGTCGCCGGCGGGGGCGCTGAGCGCGGTCTGCACGAGCGGCCACAGGTCGCCCTGCTCGCCGACGCCGGACTTGCCGGGCCGCAGCCGGCCGAGCAGCACGGCGTTGCGCAGCAGGTCGGGGAAGCCGTCGAGCACGCGCTTAAGGCTGGGCCACAGCGGGCCCTGCTCGCCGCGCCCCTTCATCCCCGGCGCGAGCTGGGCGAGCCGGGCGACCATGTTCTCGACGTTCGCGAGCTGGCGGGCCTGCTCGGGGGTCATGTCGTCCTCCTCGGTGGTGGGGGCCGCCTGGCCCCGGTTCTTGTCCTTGGTGGGGTCGTAGACGAGGTGCCAGGGCTCGTTGACGTGCTCTTGGCGGCCCTCGGTGTCGGTCCAGCCGTGCTCGGCGAGGATCGGGAAGGCCAGGCGCCGGCGGGCGTTGTCGAACTCGCCCACGCCGCCGAAGTCGTTGACGTCGACCGCGAGCGCCCAGCCATGGTTCGAGCGGCCGGGGATCGCGGCGCTGGCGCCGCGCACGCGCACGTAGCGCTTGAGCTTGTACCAGCGCACGTCGTTGAACGGGCCGGCGCCGGTCCAGCGAACCTCGTAGCGCTCGAAGAAGAACCGCTCCTGCTCGGCGAGGCTGCGGTTCCAGCCGCGCACCGTCAGCACGAGGCCGGTGCGCCGTTCGACGTCGGCGATCGCTCGGTTCCAGGACGCGGCGCCGTCGGCTCGCAGGTAGGCCTTGGACGTGCCGCTGGTGCCGTGCTTGCCGGACGGTGTCAGCTCGGCCAGCAGCGCGGGCGGGCACTGGCCGTTGAGGTACTTCCCGCCGCCGAAGGTCTTCGTCGCGGCCATGTGGTGCCTCCTGGGCATGACGAAGGCCCGCGCCGATCGGGTCGGTGCGGGCCTGGGTGATGTGGGTCAGACGTGCGTGAGCTCGTCCGGGAACGGATGCGGGTCGCCCCCGAGGTTGACGACCTGGCGGCGCAGGACGTGGATGTAGTCCAGGGCGACGAGGAAGCGTGCCTGGGCGTCCTCGTTCATCTGGGCCTTGGCCTTGCGCTCGTCGGCGTGGACCTCGGCGCGCTTGGACCGCTGGGTCGTGATGATGCCGACCACGCCGCCGGTCGCGCCGGAGCCGACGAGCAGCAGGATCAGCAGCTGCAGCAGGGAGACGGTGAGGGAGCCGGTGTCGTGCATCTAGCCCTCCCCGTCCGAGGCCTCCTCGAGGGCGTGCTCGCGGGCGCGCGTGGTCTTCCTGCCGAACGCGATGAGCTGCAAGCCGCGGCAGTAGACGCCGATGACGACCAGGGCCCAGCCCAGGACCAGCAGGCCGCGGTCGGCGAACGGCGCCACGGACAGGATCACCAGGACGTAGACCGCGGTGGCCGTGCCGACCGCCCACGACCCGAGCAGCTCCCACCGCCACCGGTGCACCGGGTACGACACGGCGCACAGCAGCGCCGAGGCGAACATCACCACGCCGGCGGTCCGGGCCGTGAACCACTCGACCGGGGTCATGCCGACCCGCGGCCAGGTCAGCCCGATCAGCCCGCACGCGGCGAGGATCAGATAGGCCAGCAGCGACAGCCACCAGAACGCCCGCTTCACCGCCGGCGGGATGTTGCCGAAGCGCTCGCTCACGCGCCCCCCTATGCCGCGGCGGAGGCGTAGGCCTCGACCGCGGCCATGATCGCCTCGTCCGAGACGCCGAAGGTGTTCACCTGGCCGAGGGCGTCGACGACGGTGGCGTCGGTGACGGCCTTGGCGGAGGCGACCTTCCGCAGGACGAGTTGGTTGTACTCGATCCCCACGGCCCAGCACGCGGCCATCACGCGCTCGTGGAACCACGTGTCGCGCTGGACGATGGCGGCCGTCTTGAACAGGGCCGAGACGGGGACCGGCACGTCGCTCGTCGGGGGCGGCGTCGCGGCCTCGCCCTGCTCGGGCTCGGCCTCGGCCGGACCGGTGGCCGGCGCGCTGCCCTCGACCGGGAGGACCGTCGTCTCGTCGGTCTGGTCGTCGAGTTGCTCCGTGCTCATGGGTTCCCTCACTTCGTGTAGTTGACGCGGATCTTGGCCACGGTCGCGTAGCCGTAGTAGGCGGCCGAGGTGGAGTCACCCGGCGCCCGGAGGGTGATGCCGCGGTACGAGCCGGACAGGAAGCCGGCGTGCACCGACGACGGGAGCCGTACCCACGCGCCGCCCGGCTTGGGCAGCGCCTTGCGCACGACGTCGTCGACCTGGTTCGAGTAGGTGTTCGGCGCGCTGGCGTTGCGGTGGACGCCGATCACGGCTGTTCCGCCGGCGTTGTAGAACCAGTGCGCGAAGTAGACGTAGACCTCGATCCAGTTGATCCTCGAGCCCGACAGCGTGCTGGCCATGGCCGGGAAGCCGACCTGGCTCATGCGCCTCGGGTTGGACGCCAGGTAGCCCTGGTGCGCCCGGCCCTCGTTCGTCGCATGTAGCGCGCCGCCGGCCTTGTAGTTGGCGTTCCAGCTCGCGTCCCAGGTCTGGGTGCGGGTCGCCTGGCCGGACGAGCCGGAGCCGTCGCTCGAGCCGCTCTGCTCCGTGCTCGTGCCGGTCTGCCGGCTGGTGTCGATGCCCGGGCCCAGGTCCTCGATTACGAGCGCCGTCTCGACTCCGGTGCTGTCCGAGCGGCCGGAGTTGCTCGACAGGATCCGGACGTTGTTGCCGGTCGACGTGCGCGCCCAGATGCCGATCGACATCTCCGCTCCGCCGACCGATACGGCGTCGAGCTCGGCGCTGTTGAACTCCCACTCGATGTAGTAGGTGTTGTGGCTGACGCTGTCGGTCGTCGTGCGGAACGTCTTGACGGTGCTGTTCCCGCTCGTGACGGTGCCGTTGACGCTGCGCTTGAGGTCGAACGCGACCGGCAGCGGCCCGCCGGACGTCAGCCGCTCGATCGTCGCCGTGAGCCGGACGCGGATCTGCCGCGGCCCGGTCCCGGGGATGGTGAAGTTCGAGGTCAGCAGCCGCCCTGACGTGCTCGAGAACACGACGTCGCCGTTCAGCGTCGTCTTGGCGATCGTGCCGTAGGGGTACTGGTTCAGGATGTCGGCCAGGTTGTCCCCGGCGAGGGTCAGCGTGCCCGGGACGTTGAGGTCTTGGAACGTGCCGCGGCCCTGCTCGTCGACCGTCGCGAGCGTCTCGCCCTCGGCGTTCGTCACGGCAAGGTAGTCGTTCGTCTCGGCCACGCCGAGGCGCACGACCACGAGCGGGGGCCCGCCGAGCGGGTCGGCCTTGTAGACGTAGAACCCACTCGGGTTCATCTCGGCGTGCGTCCCGGTCGGGTCGCCAGCGATGATCCGGGTCAGCAGCGCGAGCGCGGCCTCGAGCTTCCCGGCCGTCACTGCGCCGGCGGCGATCTTGTCCGCCACGATCGCGTTCGCGGCGATCTTCGCGGCCGTCACGGCGAGCGCGTCGAGCTTCTCGGTCGTGACGGCGAGAGACGCGAGGTGCCGGGTCAGGATGTCGCCGTCAACGATCAGCGCCGCGCCGGTCATGGGTCGCATGCGGAGGCCGGCGATCGAGACGGTCGCGCCCCGCTCGGCGCCGTTCGGGTGGTTGAAGTAGAGCGACCCGAGGCGGAGCTTGTTCGTCTCGGGTCGCGCCTTCGCCAGCGCGGTGACCTTCGTCCACGTCGTTGGCACGACGTAGTTGGAGACGGGGTAGGTGCTGCTGCCGGCGAACGTCTCTCCCGCGATCGCAGACAACTCGGCACCGTGCGCGCCCGCCTGGTCCCGCAGCTCGACATAGAGGCGGCTGTTCGGCTTGTCGGCCTTGAGCCACATCTCGAAGCGGTACTCGGCCCCCGGGGTCACGTCCCACTCGACGCCGGTCGAGCCGCGCGTGCCCTCTCCCGCCGCCGTGCGGAACGACCCTGGCAGGCCAGACCCGGGCGGTACGTCGGTCGGGTCCCAGGTGAGCGACGGCGGGATGACGCCTGCCGCGGCGCCGTACTCGCCCGCTCCGCCCGGCATGAGGTTGACCGGCCCGCCGATCAGTACTTCCGAGGCGAGGATGCGCTGCGCGGCGATCTTCGCCGCGTAGATCGCCTGCGCGACGGCCGTCGCGATCGTCGCCGTCTCGGTGACGAAGAGGTTCCCGGCGTCGACGCGCTGGAAGGCGGCCGTCGCTGCGGCGATCTTCTTCGCGACGAGCTCGACGACCTCGGCCGAGCCGGCGGTGAGCTTGCCGACGTCGAGGCCGGCGAGGACGTCGTTCGCGAGCTGCGACGACACCCACACGTTCCCGTCGACGGCGTCGGCCGCCTGTGCGTACTGCGCGATGACCGGGCCGGCGAGGCTCGTCGCGTCGCCGGTCACGGGGCGGTGCTGGAACCACGTCGAGCGCTGCGGCGCCTTGTCGTTCGTCGTCGGCGCGCGGGTCGCATGGATGATGCGCGGCACGCCCGCGACATCGCCGGCGGCGGCCGAGGCGAGCTCGACCGCGTCGCCGGCGTCCCGCACCGCGGCGGCGACCTGCCCCTCGGCCGTCGTCAGCCGGCCCTCGGCGGCAGTGAGGCCCGTCTCCGCCGTCGTCAGCCGGCGGTCGAGGTCGTCGGCGAGGCCGTGCAGCTCCGCGGACGCATCGGAGAGCGCCTTGTCGAGCGCGGCGAGGTCGGCCTCCATCTGCTCCGACCACGCCTCGTCCACGGCGCCGGGCACTTCGGCGACGGCCACGTCCGAGAGCTGCTCGGCCATGCGGCCAGTCGTCGCACGCGTGCGCAGCGCGACGTGCCAGGTGCCCTTCTCCATCGTGAGCGTCTTCGACCCGCCGGCCTGCGAGGTGATGACGCCGACGACGTCGGCCGGCATCGGGTCCTCGCCCATGCGGGCGAGCACCTGCACGGCCTCGAAGTCGAGCGGCAACGGGCGGGCGAGGCCCTCCTCGTCGAGCACGAGCCCGTCCCACGTCACGGTGAGCGCGAGCGGCCCGACGGCTGTCGTCGGCGCCGTCGCACGGGGCGGCGGCGGCCCGTCGAGCGCGACGGCGCCGTTCGTGCCGTCGTGCTGCTGCCCGACGCGCCCGATGAGGTTCCCGGCCTCGTCGTAGGCGTCGATGCTCCCGCCCTCGATCGAGGACATGCCGAGGCGCGGCGCGGTCTGCAGGGCGCGCACGTCGCGCTGCAGGGAGTTCAGCAGTCCTGCCAGCCGGCGGATCGCGTGGGGTTCGGCCACGGGGCTCAGACCTCCTGCACGGTGATGGTGACCCGGTCGCCCTGGTCAGGTCGGATGGCGAACTCGACGATCCGCACCCACCGGTCCAGGACCGTCCAGCCGCTGGCGCCGGAGACGAAGATCTCGTCCCCCTCGGCGAACGTGCCGATGCGGGCGTGCGGGTGGTCGATGACGGTGAGGGTGTGCAGCCGCGGCTGACCGTCCAGCAGACCGAGCCGCTGGCGGGCCAGGGAGCCGAGCTGCTCGCTGGTGGTGGCGTTCTTGTCGATCACGACTGCGACGCGGCGCAGGCCGCGTCCGGGCCGGCGCACGACCGGGCCGCGCTTCATGGCTCGGCCCTCGCCGGCGCCCAGCGAGAGGATGTCCGAGGCGTAGTCGTCGTCCTCGGCGGACAGCTGCGGCACGACGGTGACGTTCTCCCCGAGGGCGAACCGCGGGGCGGTCGGGCCGGTCTTGCGCTGCCCGATGGTCGGGTAGCCCAGGCGGATGCGGTGCGCGAGCCGCTCACCCGACCAGGCGGTGTGCTCGAGGTAGTCGAACGGAGCCTGCTCGGCCAGGTCGTCGATCACCCGGCCCAGGTCGTGCGTAGACCACCAGTCCAGCGACAGCGGCTCGGCCGGGGTGACCTTGCCCGTGGAGTCCTTAGACGCCGGGTTGCCGACCCGGGCGAGGCTCTTCGTGGAGTCCACGACCACGCCCATGTTCCCGTCGGGCTGGGCCTGCAGGTGCGCCCAGATGTCGCGCACGACGTCGAGCGGGTCGCGCTGGACGTAGGTCTCCTGGTTCGCGGTCCACGGCTGGCCGGCGGGGATGCCGGCGATGCCCATGCAGTCCAGCTGCAGCCGCTGGTCCTCCACGGACCACGGGGTCAGGATGCCGCCGCCGCGGATCGTGCCGGATGCCTCGGCCCAGATGGCGGTGCCGAACGGGCGCAGCACGTCGGCCAGGCGGGGGAGCGCAGCCGGGATGGTCGCGGTCAGCCGGCCCGGGCCGGACAGCACCCGGGTGATCTCGACGTCGTCCAGCGGCAGCTCCCAGTCCAAGAACTCCCCGGAGGGGATCGCCTGGGCGATGTAGCGCCACTCGGTCACCGCACGTCCTCGGAGAAGACGACCTCCACCATGACCTGGCTGGACTTCAGGGCCAGAGTGCCGGTCTTGCCGTCGGCGCGGTTGGCCCAAATCTCCACGGCGCGATCGGTCTCCTGCCAGCCGTCCGGGATGTCCCACGCGCCAGTGACGATCAGCCCATCGCGCTGCGTCTCCGAGCCCGAGGCAGACTCGAAGTCGTAGGCCAGGTCGGACGACCTGAGCGTGCCGAACCGCACGTCGATCAGACCGGCGGTGTCGCCGGTGATCAGGGCCGAGGAGATGAACGCCGTGACCCGGACGCGGGTCGCCCAGCTGGGTACGTTGAAGATCGGGCGGAAGGAGCCCCACCGCGCCTTCGCCGCTTCCTTGGTCGTCACGGCGGTCGTGCCCGGCGGGACCGTGGCGTCCTTCTCGATCTGCGTGCGCGGCGCGGCCAGGCGGCGCACGTCCTTGATCATGCCGTCGGTGATCGTGGCGGTGTTCGCCGGGATGTCGATCCGCGCCAGGGCGATGCACGGGAACTGCAGCCCGAGGCCGCGCGTGCCCTTCTGGCCGGCCGGCACACCCTGGACGACGTAAGGGAACGCGTAGTCACCGGCCTGCGGGTCGGCCGGCCACGTGCCCTCGTGCTGCGGGTCACGGATGCGCGCGACCACGAGGTCCGAGCGCCCGCCAGCGCCGGTGGGCGTGATCGCCTGCTCGGTGTCGTCGTCACCCCACAGGACGTAGGACTCCGGCAGGCCGCCGCCGTAGGCCGACGCGGCCGCGCCGATGCCCGGGCCCAGCAGCACGCTAGGCCCCGGCACGGTGGTGGCACGCACCTTGAAGGAGTCCGGGGTGCCGACGCCGGACGCACCCATGGTGGCCATGTAGGCCAGGGCGCGCCCTACCTCGACCGGGTGCTCGACCCCGCCACCGATGAGCCAGGGCTTGCCGTTGAGCGTCATAGCGTCCTCCACGCGTTGCGCCAGGCCACGGTGGCCCTGGCAGTTCCGGTGCCGCCGTAGCGCACCGCGTGGGTGCCCGGCGGCAGGCGCAGCCGGCCCATGCGGGCCGTGCGCGAGAGCATTCCTGCGACCGACGCGCCGTCCTGCCGCAGCACGGTGCGGGCACGGGCGTCGACGGTGACGGTCTGGCCGGCGGCGATCCGGCCCGTCAGCGCGATTCGGACGCCGCCGACCGTCATCCACGGGTCGGTGATCGGACCGCGGAAGATGACCCGCAGCGGCGTCGCGGTGTCACCGCCGACCGTGACCGTGTCGGCCGCCACCTCGGAGTTCTTCGCCGTCGTGAGCGGCGCGACGATCGGCGCCACCAGCCCACCGACCGTCGGCGGGATCGACGTCAGCGACACCGACTGCTCGGCGTCGTCGTAGTGGAGCACCGAGGAGAGTCGGAACTGCGCCTCGAGCTCGGACCGGCCAGCCCACGACAGCGGGCCGGTCGTCGGGATCACCACCTGGCGAGGCCGGCCGTAGACGCGGCGCCAGCGCCCGAGGTACCGGTAGCGCAGGGGAACGTCGGCCCCGGGCGTTTCCAGCTGAGCAGGACGCCAGGCGGAGGCGAGGTTGGCCACCTGCGCCTGGGCGCCCTGCTCGTTGGAGCCGTTGGCACGCAGCTGCACTACCCAGGTCGGCGGGATCTCGGTGTCTCGACCGAACAGGGTGAGCCCGTCAATGACGTCGTCCTGCGCTTGCTGCTGTAGCTCGCCGGCGTCCCACTCGACGACGTCCCACTCGCCAGAGGGCCCACCGATCCGGTATCCCCCGAGCTCGAACTCGGGGGAGACGACGTCATCCGTTGCCATACTTCCCTCCGCGATCGGCTCCACGCTTGGCTTGCAGCACCTGATTGATGGAGCGCGACGAGGCGCCCGACGCGATCGCGTCCGCGACTCGCACGAGGTCGGCCGCGAGCGCCCGGAAGTCGCTCGGGTCCATTCGGGCCACTACGTCCGTGACGTTCGCCTGCACCTGGACGGGTGTCGCCGAGGCCGCGAGGGCGCGGGAGACGCTGGGGTCCAGGGACGGGGCGGGCAGGGGTGCGAGCCGTTCTGGTGCGGTCACGCCGCCGCCGGCGAGCCGTGGCAGCTGCTGCTGTAGCAGCTGCTTGGGGATTCGCCGCTCGTTGATGGCGGACATGAGCCGGTCGCCGTAGTAGTCCGAGGCGGGCTGGCTGATGACCCACTCGCGCGATCGCACCCGCGCCAACGGGATCCCGTGCTCGTCCACACCGAGGAGGTTGTCCTCGCGAGGGTTCGCCGGGGGGTGACCCGGCAGGCGGCCGCCGGAGGCCAGCGCCAGGTGCACGTGCGAGTAGTGCGTCTGGCGGGTGACCGGTGCAACGTCGGTAGTGAGCCGGCCGTTGCGGATGAACCCACGCGGCGTGTAGTACAGCTCCTTGGCCTGGGTACCGAACGCACGCCGCAAGATGTCCCAGGTGCGGCCCATGTTCGGCGAGACGATGTCGATCGCCCGCCCCATGCCGTGGTAGGAGGGGTAGCCGGTGGCCGTAATCGCGCCCGGCCGGTACCCCGACGTGATCCGTGCGAGCGGGTCCATCGACTTCACGGCCTGCGACATCTGAGCCACGCCGCGCGGCAGCTTGCCGGTCCAGCCCGCGCCCTCGCCGTCACCCCACGGCAGGCCACCGGTCGTCATGCCGGGGCCTGTCACCCGCGTGTCGGTGGTGACCTTGATCGTCGTCTCGTCTGGCAGCTTCAGCAGCTGCTCGCGGACGGCGGCGATCTTCTCCGAGGCGTCGTCCTGCACGTTGATGATCGGGTCGCGGTGCGACTCCACCTCGGACACGAACGCCCCCGCGGAGGCTGCACCCTTGCGGTCGTACAGCTCGACGACCTTCGCCAGCTCCTCGTCCGACATGTCGTGCAGCAGCTGGACCTGCGCGGCGCCCTCAGGGCCGAGCTCCACCAGCTCGTCGATCATCGCCTGCGCGGCGCCCTGCATGTCCGCAGGCATCTTCTCCGCGAGCCGCCCGGAGATCTCCGACATGTTGGTGGCCCAGGCTTCCTGCGCCTCGACCTGTGCCTCGAGCTGTCCGATGTAGTCGGCCGCGCTCACCGACACGCCGTCGTAGTAGTCCGTCCACGAGTCCTCCGCCGACTTCGTGTCCTCCGCGGTGCGCTCAGCCAGCTCGCGGTTCTTGTCGATGACGCCCTGGTAGGCGCCGCCGAGGTCGATGAACGACTGGTAGGCGTCCGAGACCATGTCTCGCCAGTCCTCGAGCGCCTCGGAGGCCTCTTCGGTCGCCGGCGCCACCTCGCCGACCCCGGCCGCGAGCGCCTCGGCTGACGTCGCGGTCGTCACCTGCTGGGCGTCGGCGTCGGCGAGAGCGTCCTCGTACAGCGGGAAGAGGTCGTTGAGCTCGTTGGTGCCGATGCCCAGGGCCTCGGCGCGGGCGGCGAGGAGGTCGAAGCTCTCGGCGGCCATGTCGGCGTTGCCGCCGTTGACGAGGTCGGACAGCTGCTGGTCCCAGCGGTCCCATGCGCCCTCGAGGATCTGGGTCGAGCCCTCGATGCCGGTGATCGTGTTGATGAGCCCCGAGCCCCAGTCGTTGAACGACTCGTCCCAGGTCCGGTCGAAGGTGCGCCGCAGGGCCGAGTCGAGGTCGTCGACGTTGTTGATGAGCGGGTCGCCGTTGCGGTCGCGGAACAGTTCGTCGAGCGAGGCGGCGTTTGCGGCCGAGTCCGCGTCTGCGACGGCCTTGGCCACCCGGCCCATGCCGGTGTCGATCCGCTCCATGTAGGAGGCCTCGGCGAGTTGGGCCAGCGCGGTGCCGAGGGTGAGGATCCCGCCGGCGGCGATCCCGACGCGGGCGGCGGTCCTGGCCACGCGCTGCAGCTTGGTGGCGAGCCCGTCGCTGATGAGCCCGCCCTCGCGCAGGACGGTCCAGGTCTCCTTCGCGCGCGGCGCCAGGAGCAGCAGCGCGCCGCCGGCTGCCGCCGACACGCCAGCGATGGTGCCCAGGGCGGTGATGGTGCCCTGAGCCCAGGCGGGCAGGTCGGCGAACCACTGCGCGAGGTCGGCGACGTTCTCGGCCGCACCGGCGATCACCGGCAGGAACGAGGCGCCGATGTCGATCGCCGCGTCGTTGAGCGCGTTGCGGGCGATCTCGACCTGCGCCTCGGTCGAGGCGTAGCGCTTGTTGGCCTCGTCGATCAGCGCGGTGTTGTCGCCCCAAGCCTGGTTGGCCAGGTCGAGGGAGTCGACCAGCAGGTCGTTGGCGCCCTTGAGCTGGAGCAGGACGCGCTGCTCCTCGGACGACTTGAAGCCCAGGTCGGTCAGCGTCGAGACGACGTTGCCGCCGGAGGCCTCGACGTTGTTGAGCCCGGCGGTGAACAGGCCGAGGGCCCGGACCGGGTCCTCGCGGAAGGCCTGGGCGAACTGGTCGGCGCTGACGCCGGCCACCTCGGCGAAGCCGTAGAGCGCATCGCCGCCGTCCTGCACGGCGGTGTAGATGTCCTGCAGCACGCGGGACGCCACGCCGCCACCGAGCTCGGCGGTGATGCCCATGCTCGTCAGGGCGGAGGCGAGCGCCATGACCTCGGCGGACGTGGCGCCGACGAGCTTGCCAGCACCGGAGATCCGCTGGGCGGTGGCCATGATGTCGGCCTCGGTGGACGCGCCGGCGTTGCCGAGCGCGACCAGGGTGGCCCCGAGCCGCTGCACGCCGTCGCCGGACTGGAGCAGGCTGGCGTCCATCACGTTGGCCATCTGCGCGATCGACGTGGCCGCCTCGTCGGCCGACAGGTTCGTCGTCTCGCCGAGGTCGATCATCGTCTTGGTGAAGCCGACGATCGCGCCAGACTGCACGCCCAGCTGGCCGGCGGCCTCGGCGACGGCCGCGATCTCCTCGTGCGAGGCCGGCAGCGTCTTGGCGAGGCTGCGCAGCCCCTCCTCGACGGCCGCGAGCTCCTCGGGCGTGGCGTCGACGGTCTTGGTGACGCCCGCCCACGCTGACTCCCAGGAGATCGCCGCGCGGGCCGACATGCCGAGGCCGGCCAGGATCGCGCCGCCCATGACGGCGGCCGCCTGGCCGGTGCGCTCCATGGCCTGGGCGCGCTTCTCCTCGGCCTCCTGCACGGCCTGGGCGGCCTTGGCCTGCCGGCGGCCCTCCTCGTCCAGTGCAGCCTGGTGCGCGGCCTGCATCGACCGCCACTTGCGGTCTGCAGCCTCCTGCTCGCGCAGCATCTGCTTGGTCTGGAACGTGACGCGCTCGGCGCCCGCCTCGTACTTCGACGGGTCGAGCGACGCCCGCACGTTGACGTCACGGGGGTTGGCCACGGGTCACCCCCTCGGGTCGTCAGACGGCGTTGGCTTGCACCTCGGCGAGGCAGCGCGGGCACTCCCCGCGCGAGCCGTGCGCGGGGGAGACGTGGGCGCCGCGGACCTTGGCGTCCTCGGAGGCGCTGACCTTCTCCAGGTCGACGCAGGTTGGGCAGACGTCGACGTGGAAGTGCCGGCGTCCCTCCTCGGGGTGGGTGCCGCACTTCGGGCACCGCGACGCCTCGTACTGCTGCCAGGCGAGGGCGGCGTCCTGGTCGGCTTGGTCCCAGCCGAGGAAGCGGCTCAGCGGGATCCCGCGCGGCCCGCAGTAGGCCATGCGGGCCGCGTAGAGCCCGTCACGGCTCAGCCTTTTGGGAGGTGCTCCGGCGGGGCATTGGTGTTGAGCTTGAGCAGGTCGAGCCACAGCCCGTCGCGCTCGCCCTTGGCCCACGCGCCGCTGGTGAACTGCGCGGCCCACCACTGCGGGTCGCGCAGGTCCTCCTCGACGACGCACAGCGCCGCAAGCTCGGGCAGCGACTCGATGGCGTAGGCGCCGTCCTTCGTCGCATGCGTCTCGAGGATCCGCTCGACGTCCTCGGGCGGGCCGGCGACGAACTCGACCTCGACGTAGTGCTCGCGGAACACCGCGAGCGCCTCGTCGCGCTTCTGCTGGGCGGCGGCGAGGCGCCGGTCGTGCGCCTCCTGCTCCTCGACGGAGGGCTTGAACGTCTGCGTGATGTCGAGCATCCGCTGTGCGCGCTGGTAGTCCTCCCGTGCCGGCCCAGGGTCCTCCGAGGAGACCTGGACCGGCACGGTGAGGGTGCGGCGCTTCTTCGCCGCGAGGCGGTCCTTGAGCCCCACGTCAGGCACCAGCCGCGGCGGCGGGGATCGCGACGTCCTCGGCGGGAGCGTCGAGGATCGCGAAGCTGATCGTGATCTGGAACGCCGAGTCGCCGACGGTGCGCACCTTGCCGACCGAGGTGACCTCGACGTGGAAGACGTCGGAGGGCTGGGCGGGCACGTCGCCGCCGTCCATGAAGATCACGTAGCCGCGGGTGCCGCGGGGGAGCACCTTGCGGACGTCGTCGCCGTTGCGCGAGGCATAGAACGTGATCGTGGAGGCGTCGGCCGAGGTGCGGCCGCCGATCTGCTTGTTGAACCGCGAGCCGAGGTCGGGCGTCGCGATCATGGCGGAGGTGACGTTCCACCCGGCGAGGTCGGCGATCTCGTCCGTCAGGTCGGTCGAGGCGTCGACCTCGGCGCGGGTGTACGCCTCGGGGTCGGCGAGCGCGGTGGCGAAGAAGGCCTTGCTGATCTCCGGTGCGAAGAACCGCTCGGTCGTGGGCAGAGCCGTCATGGTGGTGTCCTCTCGCTGGGGCTGGACGGCGGGTGGGGGGTCCGGCTCAGCCGGGGTCAGGAGGCGGCCGCGGCGGACGCCGGCGGCTCGGTCTCGCTCGGGGGGACGAACGTGTCGTCGCCGTCGACGGGCTCGACCTTGGCGGTGGGCAGCTCAGCCGCCCACGTGTCGATCGCGGCACGGATGCTGGCCTTGTCGCGGGCGCCGCTGAGGTCCACGTCGTGCTCCTGGGCGAACGCGCGCAGGTCGCTGATGGTGGCGTCCTCGCCCGGCAGGTCGGCGCCGGCGAGGGTCGTACCGTCACCCGCGTCCTTCGGGACGTCGGTGGTCCAGCCGGACCGCTTCCAGATGTCGACGCTGCGGGCGTCGACGGTGGACGTGGCCTTGGTCTTGGGGTGGTAGATCTCGACGAGCTGGCGGCTCATGGCCGTCTCCTTTCGGTCAGAGCAGTCCCGCCTTGCGGTGGATCTCGTCGACGATGCGGGTGATGTCCTCGACGAGGGCTTCGTTGGCCGCCTGAACGGCGGGCAGCAGGTACGGGCGGGCCTGCTGGGAGAACCAGACGTCCCGGCCGTAGAGGGGGTGGCGAAAGGTGTCGCCGAGGATTCCCTCGTAGACGCGTGCATGCGGGGCGCTCTCGAGCGAGGCGCGCACTGAGACGCCCGGGCGACGGCCGGCGAAGCTGACGCGCATGGTCATCGAGCCGGGGATCCGCGAGGACCACGCGGCGTTGCGCTGGCCGTCGCGCAGCATCTCCTGGCCGACGCTCCGGATCGCCTTGCGGGTCTCGCCGCGGAACTCCTTCGGGATCGTCGCCAACCGCCGGGCAAGGCTGCGGACCTCCGAGAGGTCGAGCACCTCGTCGCTCACAGCAGCGACTCGCCCTCGAGGGAGAAGAGCACCGCGAGCGTGGCGCCCGTGGGGCCCTGCAGCGGGATCCACGACATGTCGCTGTTGCCGAAGCCGGCGCGGTCCCACACGCCGTCAGAGCGGACGTCGGCGCGCAGCGCGTCGTCGAGCGAGCCAAGGAGGCTCGACGCCCGGGCGCGTAGCTGGGGGATCGTCTCGGCGGCCGAGGCCAACGAGAGCAGGCAGTGCACCTCCCACGCCTCGACCAGGCGGGGGCGGCCCATGCCCTCCTGCCGGGTGACGGTGGTGCGGTAGCCCGGGGTGTTGCCGTCCGGGATGCCCAGCAGCAGCGTGTCGTCCGCGAGCTCGCCGACGAACGGCCCGTCGATGACCTGCAGGCTGGTGGCCCCCGTGCACAGCGCCACCAGGGCGTCGACTACGGCCGAGATGCGGGTGAGCCTGGGCATCGGCACCTCCTACACGCGCAGGAACGGGGCGAGCAGCTCGGCGGCCCGCCGCGGGATCGCGAAGCCCTTCGGGGCCCCGTCGGGGTCGCCCACGGGGGTCACGCCGCCCATGACGGCCTGCGTCGCGGAGTTGACTGCGCGGCCGCGGTGCACCTCGTACAGGTGCGAGGCGATGATCTTGACCGCGAGCGCCACGGAGTGGTGGTGCTTGCGGGTCTTGGCGACGACGGTCCAAGGGCCGGAGCGCAGCGCGCCGGCGGTGTTGACCTCGATGACGCCGGCCAGGAGGTTGACCCGCTGCGGCGGGACGTCGGTGACGGTGCCGCAGGGGTCGGTGATCGAGACGACCTCCTCGATGTGGTCGTCCGGCAGGACGAGATGCCTGCCAGACGGCCACACCGAGTAGGGCCGCGCGACGTTGTCGAGGGGGCCGATCTGCTCGGCGGTCCACTCGAGCGCGGCGCCGAGCGCCTCGCGCAGCTTGTCGTCGACGGGGACGCCGCCCATCCACCTGCCGAGGTCGGACGGCGTGACGAACCAGTCGTCGCCCTCGGTGGGCGGGGTGGGCTCGGTCATGGCGTCAGTCCTGCGCCTTGCCCTCGGCGCGGGCCTCGGCGTCGGCCTTGGCCGCGGCCTCGTCGCCGATCACGACGTAGCCCGGGGTCTGGTCCGGCTTGCCGTCGGCGCGCACGGAGATCGCGGCGACGACGTCGCGCTGCGCCTCCGGCGTCTCGATCGCCTTGGCCGGCGTGGTGCTGGTGGCCTTGCTGGTCTTGCCCGTGGTGGTGGCCATGACGGGTTCCCTTCCGTGCTGGTGCGTGCGGGTGGGGTGGTGCACCCGGGGCGGCGGCCGTGCGGCACGCCGCCCCGGGGCGGATCAGGCGACCGGTCAGCCGGCGGCCGGGGCGGACTCGAGGACCGCGAGCGCGCTGTTGTCCTGGACCTTGCCGTCCAGGCGCTGGAAGCCGAGGAAGCCGACCTGCAGGAAGTCGGCGTAGCGCTCGGTCAGGCGCAGCGTCTGGGCGCCGTTGACGACGCGGATGATGTAGCCGGCGCGGATGTCGCCGTAGACCACCGAGCGCGACCCGGCCGCGAGCGGGGGGAGCGAGTTGTCGACGGTGTAGGGCCGGCCGTTGATGGTCGACGGGATGCCGCCGGCCATCGCGGGCGCCCACAGCGGGTTGCGGTTGGCGTCCTTGAGCTTGCGCGCGGCGCGCACGACGTCGTCGTTCACGACGTACTGCGCCCGCGGGCGGTACGCCGGGTCGATCGAGTGCTCGAGGTCGACGAAGTCGTCGTAGCCGAGAGCCGCGGCGAGCGTGTGCACGTTCGTCGCCTGGGTGATGCCCTGCGGCTGGCCGGTGCCGGTGCCGGTGGCGAAGTGGCGCGAGGAGCCACGGCCGAGCCGCTCACCGAACTTGCGCGAGACGAACGCCTCGAGGTCGAACGCCGAGTCCTGCAGCAGCTGGAAGGACAGGCGCACGATCTTCGTGGTGTACATGTGCGCGCCGAGGTCGACGTTGCCGAACTCGAAGTCCTGCTCGCCGATCTGGGTGTTCTCCCCGACGATGACCGCCTCGTTGGCCGTGTCGTCGTTGGACGGCCAGGACAGCGGGTTGCCAGAGTCGGTGGTCATCACCTCGGCCAGGCCGAAGATGCCGCCGTAGGCCTTCATCGTCTCGACCATGCGGTTGAGGAAGCCCTGCGGGACGGTGTAGCCGCCGGCCGAGCCGGGCGCGGTCGCGCCGGCGCGGATCTGCGGGTCGTTGACCAGCGCACGCTGCATGAGCGCCTGCTGGTCGTGGTTGAGCCCGGCCATGCCGTGGCGCAGGAAGCCGGCGAAGGCCGCCTGGTACTCGGCGCCCGCGTCGCGGCCCTCCTGGTCGCCGCGCGGGTTGGTGTCGCCCTGGCCGGGGGCCGGGGCGTCCATCACGCCGCGGAGGCGCTCGGCGCGCTCCTCGGCCTCGATCTCCTGGGAGAGCCGCTCGACGTCGTCGAGGGAGCGGGTGTAGGTCTCCCCGTCCTCCTGCGTCGACTCGTAGCCGTCCCGCTCTCGGCGGGCCTGGATGTCCTGGACCTGGGACCAGGCGGCGGCGCGCTGGTCGAGCAGTGTGCGCAGACGCGCATTCATGGGTGCCTCCTTGAGGGCATGAAGAAGGCCCGCCGGGGATCCGGTCGGGCCGTGGGGTTTCGGTGCTGCCGGTCAGAGCCGGAAGCGGGCCTGCAGGGCGGCGGCGCGGTCATCGCCGAGCCGCCAGTCGAAACCCCGGGTGGCGTCTGCCGGCGCGGGGTCGGTGTGGTCGTCCCGGGTGGCCGGGGCCGGCGCGGGACGGGCCCCGGCCGGGGCCGGGGAAGCGCTGGGGTCGCGCGGCGCCAGGCCGCGCGCGGTGCGGATCTCGTTCGCGACGTCGGCGCGCAGGCCGGCGTCGGTGTCCTCGTAGGCAGGGAACGTGACCGCGGAGACCTCGAGCAGGCGGACCTCGTCGATCCGGCGGACGTCGACGCTGAACGTCTGCGTCTTGCCGTCGATCTCCACCTCGATCTCCTCGGAGGTCCAGGTGTCGCGCACGACGTAGAAGCCGAAGCTCATGCCGGTGATCCGGCGCTTCTCGAGGTTGCGCACCAGGTCGCGGACGTAGGACAGCTCGGTGTCGAGGTCAGAGTCGACGTCGAGGCCGATGTCGTCGGTCTTGAGCCGCAGGTCGCCGGCCGACACGCGCGCCACGAGCAGCGAGGTGTCGTGGTCGACGAGGAACCGCGCGTCGCCCTCGTTCAGTGTCTTGTCGAAGCAGCTGGTCGCCAGCTCCTCGTACCAGCCCCACCGGAGCGGGTCGCCGATCGTCGTGCGACTGTTGAAGACCGCGGCGTGGCCGGTGAACCGCGGCGCGGCATCGGTGGCGTCCGCGCGCACGAGCTGGACGCCGGCGGCCGCGAGCGCCTGGGTCCGGTGCTCGAGCACGCCGGACGCGCCCGCGGTACGGGTGGTCTCACGCGTCAGCGTCGTCGTCATCTTCGCCTCCCGTGGCGTCGTCGTCGCTGCCGGCGGCCTGGGCGGCGGCCGACTCGTTGTACGGGCGGTACGGCTTGTCGCCCCAGGGGACCGGCGGCATGTCCTCGAGCTCACGGACGTCGTTCGGCACCATCCACCCGTTGGTGATGCCGGAGCTGTAGAAGGCGGCCCGGGCGGCGGAGTCGCCGCGCAGCAGGCCCTCGATCTTGAACTCGGCCTTCTCGGTGGCCGGGTCGCAGATCTCGCGGGTGACGCGCTGCTCGATGCGCTGGAAGTACGGCCGCAGGGAGAAAGTCACGAACGTGCGCAGCTGCTGCTCCATGCCGGAGCCCCATGACGTCGACTTCTCCTGGTCGTTGATGATCCAGCCGGGCAGCCCGAAGATCCGCGCGATCTCCGAGGTGGAGAACTTCCGCGTCTCGAGGAACTGCGCGTCGGCCGGGGTGAGCGTGAGCTTCTCGACCTTGGCGTCATTGTCGAGGATCAGCGGGTCGTAGGCGTTCTCGACGCCGCCGATCTTGGCCCGCCAGCGTGCCCGCAGGATGCTGGCCTTCTCCTCGTCGAGGCGGTCCTTCACCGTCACGACGGTGTCCTGCAGCATGCCGTGCTCGTACATCTTCGCGGCGACGCGCTCGGCGTCGCCGGCCAGCTCGAACGTGCGGCGCAGGTTCTCGATCACGCTGATCCCGGTGATGCCGTCCATCGACAGGCCGGGGATGTGCATGATCTCGTGCGTCGTGAACGGGTTGTCCTGCCTGCCGTCGACGACGAACTTCTTGACCCAGGGCAGGCCCACCAGGCTGCCGTCCTCGACGGTCACCTTGACGCGGTCCGGGTGGATTGGCACCAGCGAGGCCAGGCGGCCGTCACGGGTGCGCACCTTGCGGACGTAGGCGTTGCCGCGGGTGGCCAGGTGGGCCACCACGGTCTCCCACATCTCGAACGGCGTGGTGATCCCGCCGGACACCCGCTGCTCGAGCGCGGGGATGTGCACCTCGTCGCGGTTGGCGCGCTTGGTGACGTTCAGCGGGCAGCCGGCGACGCCCGAGGCCAGGATCATCACGCAGCGCAGGCCGGCGCCGATGCGCATCGGGTCGCCCGAGCTGCCTGCTCCCGTCCAGAGCTCTGACGCGGAGCCGATCGCCGAGCCGGCCCGCAGCGGCTGGGACGGGTTCTCCAGCGAGCGGGTGGTCATGCCGGCCAGCGCACGCAGCGCGGCCCTCACGGTGCCGGCTCCGTCGTCGCGGCGGCCGCGGCGGCGCCGCGCTGCTCGAGCACGCCGAGCGCGAGCAGCTCGACGCCGAGCGCGAGCACGCCCCACCACGGTCCGGCGAGGACGCCCACCGCCACCGCGATGAGCACGAGCCCGGCGGCGAAGTAGATCGTGGCCACGGGTCCTCCCCTCACCAGAAGTTCGTGCCGGTGTCCTCCGGCTGCTGCGCCCACCACCGAGCGCGATCGAGCGTGAAGATCGCCGTGACCGCGCCGTCGATGCGGCGGGGGGAGTCCGGGGACTCCTTGACGATCCGGGCGAAGCCCTGCGACGTCGGTTTGGGCACGGCGTCGGCCACGTGGCGGGCCAGCACCGGGTGCCCGTCGTGGGTGCCCGCCTTCGTCGTGACGAACTCGAAGAAGCCCTGCGTCGCCTTGCCCATGCGCTCGGGCGTCTGCGGGTAGGGCTCGACCGGCAGGCCCTCGTCCTGCAGCTCGGCCGCCGCGTCCTGCCACAGGTAGTCGTCCCACGGGGACTCGACGAGGTCCCACCGGCGCCGCGCCTCGCGCAGCGTCTCCTTCACCTCGCCGCGCGGCACCCGCCAGTTCGGGTCGAACGGGTCGCGCTCCCAGATCCCGAGCGTGAAGATGTGCGGCCGCTCCTCGACGGTCACGCCGATCAGCGCCGTCGTGTCGCCGGTCCGCGATCCGTCCAGCCCGACGACGACCCTCGTGCCGTCCGGCGGCCCGCCGGGGTACCGCTCGCGGTCCTCGATCGCGTCCCACGCGCCGTGTGGCAGCCACACCTTGCCGGACGCCACCCACTGGTTCGTGCGCTTGATCCGGAACTCGTTCTGCTCGGTGCGGTGCACCACCGAGGCGAAGTCTGCCGCGGCGACCAGGTCGTCGAACGCGGGGTTCGCCTCGCGCCAGGTGCGCGGGTCGTCGTGCGGCGCCTCGACGCCGGCCGCCGGCTCCCACCAGGCCATGAAGAACGTCGGGTCCGCGACGGCGCCCTTGACGACCTCGACGCCGTGCTTGTACAGCGCGTAGCAGATCGAGTCCATGCCGGTGCGGTCGGTGCGGACGCCGGCGGTCGTGATCGCCACCATGAGGGGCTCGACGCGGGCGCCCATGGCCAGCTGCATGACGTTCCACAGCTCGCGGTTCGGCTGCACGTGCAGCTCGTCGAACAGCACCAGGTGAGGGTTCAGGCCCTCCTTGGTGAACGCCTCCGCCGACAGCGCGCGGTACGTCGTGCCGGTGGCCGGCACCTCGATCACGTTGCGGTAGGTCTTGATGACCTGCGAGAGGTACGGGTCCATCTCGATCATCCGCTTCGCGGTCTTGAAGATGATCGAGGCCTGCTCCTTGTCGCCCGCGCAGCTGTAGATCTCGCCGCCGGCCGGGCCGAGCAGCAGCCCGCCGACACCGATGCCCGCACCGAGCTCGGACTTGCCGTTCTTGCGCGGCATCCCGATCAGTGCCGTGCGGTGCTTGAGGTAGCCGTCCTGCCGCCGCGCGAACACCCGGCGCAGCAGCTGGCGCTGGAACGGGCGCACGCGCAGCAGCTCACCGACGCCGCCGGCGATCGAGTCCTTCGTGATCCGGCACGTACCGCCAATTAGGTCCGCGTACAGGTCGCCGTCGCCGCGCCTCATCTCCGCCGGTGACACCGGAGTCAGCCACCTCGGCTTCGCCGTCGCCCACGGGTTGCTAGCCACTCGCCCTCCGTGGTCCGCGCTCGGCGGCGCGCCTCAAGATCGCCTCGAGCGGGTTCGATCCCTCGCTGGCCGGCTTCACCTCGGCGACGCCAAGCGATCCGCGCGCGGCGGGGGTCAGGCCGATCTCGCGCTCGAGCTGCAGCATCTGGGCGGCCGTCGCGCGCATCTGGGACAGCAGCGGGTTGGGCCGGAGCTGGCCCTGCGAGCCGGTGACGTAGAAGCCCTCGGCCGCGAGCGCCTGGGCCATGCCGGCGTACAGGTCCTCGGCCTCGCACAGTCGCGTGACGACGTCGACGTCCGTGGCCGGGGAGAGCCACGAGGCCTCGCGCCAGATCCGGATCCAGCGGGCGTACCCGGGCCCGTCGTCGGTCAGCGAGGCGGGCGGCTCGGGCAGGCCGCCCTCGACGCCGCGCAGCGCGACGACGTTCTCCGGGTCGGGCAGCTTGCGGCCGCCGGAGTCCCGGCCGGCCGAGCGGCCCTTGAGCCGCCGCTGCTCGAGCGGTGTCTTCGGGGGACCCGGCATGGCCGATCACCGCCCTCCAACCCCTCCGCGAACCGGGGCAGACAAACCCGAATCGGGCAAAAAAACGGATCCAACCTGAGCGCGTGTGCAGACAGCTGGGCGCGGGTCCTCGGCGGGCCTCTGACCTGCACTTTTACCCGCCCCCGGGGTGCCGGGGCCGGTCAGCGGGCCCGGCTGGCGCCGGTCAGCCGTCGCGGTGGCCGCGGTTGCAGGGCAAGCACTGAGGCCCGCGGTACCGCGAGCGGTCCGCCGGGTCGTGCCCGAGGTCCCACGCTCGCCCGGTCAGCACGGTGGGGCAGGTGGCGCAGACGACGAGCTCGCCGTCGTCCATGCGCCGCTGCCACTTAGCACGGAGCCGGTCGTGTTCGGCGTCGTACCCGCGCGCCTGCCGCGACCCGCGCGCCCGGTCACGGCCGCGCGCGCAGCGGTCGCAGCGCCGGCGGACGCCGGGCCTGCCGCAGTCGAGGCAGGGCATCAGTTGCTGGCCCGCGCGCCCGCGCGGCGGATCTTGCTGGGCTGGTGCTGGCCGTCGGTCGGGCAGACCGCGCAGGCGTGGCCGCGGTCGAGCGTGCGCCAGACCGGGATGCCGGGGGAGCGACGCAGCAGCAGTCGACCGGGGTTCTTCGGGTCCGGCTCGCGGACGCGCAGGCCCTTGAGCAGGAGCGCCTCCTCGACCTCGGCGCCGCACCCAGCGCAGGTGGAGACCCGTCCGGTCGGATCGTTTGTCACGGCCACGAGGCGCTCACCTCCGTCCGGACACGACGAAGGCCCGGGCGCTCAGCGCTCCGGGCCTGCTCTTGGGTACGACGAACCCACCGAGGGAGAAGTTACACCACGAGCGCCGACGCATGCACTAGTTCGTGCACACGCCGGCGCGTCGTGGCTCATCCGCCCGTGGGCGGGACTTCATCGCCGTGAAGTTCTCTGCGCAGTCTGGCGCGGAGGTTGTCGGAGGCGTCGAAGTAGTTAGCCAACGCTCGGCGGACGTGTGCGTCACCCGGGAAGTCGTCAGGCTGCTCGAGAATGCGCTGGAGCCGGAATCCATGGTTCCCAACAGCGCCCCCCAGGAAGTCCACTGGCCCACTGGCGACGATCCGCGCCTTGTCCCTGAGCTCGAGGAAGGCCTCGAAGAGCGGTGGGAACTCGTCGAGGAAGCGCGCTCGCCCCTCCACCCCATGGCCGTTGACGAACCGGTGGTCGAACGAGTACACCGCGCCGTGCACCTTGCGCAGGGCGCGCTCGAGTTCGATGTAGAGGGGAGTCTGGGCCGCGAACATCCGCTCCTGCTTGATCCGCGCGATGTCGTTCTCGTGCCGGCGCACGTCGGCCGCAAGTGCGTTCGCTGCCCGCCGGTCCTCAGCCTCGAGTGCTGCGGCCGCGCGCTTGTTCTCTGCCTCGATCGTCTTACGACCGTTGTGCACTGCTGCGAACACCGCACCCCCGAGGGCAAGCACCGAGGCCAGGAACACGGCGCCGGCAGTAAGCATCGGGGCGTTCGCCGTGATCCACGAGGGGTCGGTAGAGCTGTCGAGGATGACCACGAGACTCGATGGCGACGGTGAAGGCGTGGGGGAGGGCGCGGCCATGGCGAGAGCGTAACGACTCACCGTCAGGCCACTCCGCGAGCCTGTGGCAGTACATCGGCAGCGGTGCGGCCGCGCAGCTCGGCCGGGACGGTGGCGCGGTGGGCCTCGAGGATCTCGTCGGTCGGGTAGTGGCCGGGGTCATGTCGGTGGCCGCAGGTCGCGCAGACCGGGGTGTCGATGACGCGGGCGACGCGCTCGGCGGCGGCGTGCTCGGCCATGAGCTGCACGTGGTCGCCGAGGGCGTCGATCGTCGTGCTGTCCCAGACGGCGGCGCACTCGAGGCAGGTGGCGACGGTCGGGTAGAGCTGGACGCGGATCTTCCCGACGGCGCTGCATTCGGAGCACGGCACGTGCGGGCGCATCGGCGGGTCGGCCCACGTGGTGGCGATGCGGGCGCGGATCCACCAGCGGGAGACCTGCCGGTCGACCTCGCGCAGCGTGTCCTCGTCGAGGGCCGGCGCGTGCCGCATGAGCGCGCGCAGCCGGTCGGCGGTCGTCGCGTTGAAGCGGGCGTGCAGGCCGGCGACCGCCTGGCGCAGCTGGTCGGTCGACCGCTGGTCGGCGTGGCCGGCGAGGTGGCGCAGCGCGGCGATGACGCCGTCGTGCGACCAGCGCGGGTCGACGCGCTCGAGCAGCCGGCGCACCTCGTGCTCGATGTCGGCCAGCACGGACAGCGGCTCGAGGTTCGTCGGCGGGCGAGAGCCGGCGGTCGACGACGAGACGCCGGCGGTTGAGCCACGCTCGGGCTGGGCGAGCTGGTCGAGGAGGCACGGCTGCTCGACGTTCGTGACGCGGGGGACGAGCGGCTGCCCGGGCGCCGGCTGGACCCACTGCGAGACGGTCTCGGTCCACGGGTCGACGAGCGCGGTCACACGCTCGGCGATCCGGCCGCACCGGACATCGGTCACGGTGCGGTCGTGGTGGTGCTTGGACATCAGGCGTCCCTCCTGGGGGAAGTGGGGCGACCTCCACGCTTGCCACGACGGCGTCGGCGAGAGGACGAGGTGTGCTGGGGCTGAGGCTGGCGAGGGGGTGCAGGCGAGGCGGGAGGAGAGGTTGGCGAGCCCCCACCCGTAGGTGGGTGGTTGCCCGAACCGAGAGACACCCGACCCGACCCGGCAGGACTACTTCTGTCGACCTGGGCAGTGGAGTTCGCGGGGGACTTCGGGCCGAGTTCGGGCGCCGGACGCGCTGCCGGCGGCGCTGCGGGTCGCACACCCTGGCGGGGTGCGGTGTCCGCTGCTGCCTCGTGGGGCGCTGCGTCGTCGCTCCGGACGTTGGCCTCGGTGGGCCAGCCGTTCTCGGTCAGGAGCTTCGCGGTCCACTTCCCGTACAGGGGAGCGGTCGGTGCGGGGCGGAGCTGGTGGTTGTCGTCCCACAGCTCGGCGTTGTCCTTGCGGGCGGAGTTGCAGCCCAGGCAGGCGACGACGAGCGTGTCGACGGTGCCGGCCTCGCCCGGCTTGAGGTGGTCGAGGGTGCCGGTGCGGTTGGTCTTCTTGCCGCGCCACTGCACCAGGACCCCGCACCAGCGGCAGGTGTCGCCGTCACGGCGCCGCACTGGCACGACCAGCGCGGGGTCCCGCGTGTCGTTGCGCTGCTGCCGCTCCCACTCGATCTCGTCGCGCAGGCGAATGTGGATGAACTCCGGGTCCTGGATGATCAGCCAGGCCCGGTGCCCCTTCGCCGTCGTGGTCGGGGTGAGCAGGCCGGCGGCCACGCAGAGGCGGACGAGCTCCTCGGTGCGTGAGCCGCCGAGCATGAGGGCGGTGCCGTAGTCGACGACGTAGTCGGTCGTGTGGGCCCCCGACAGGGTGGAGCAGCGCCAGAGCCAGCCGGCCACCTCGTTGACCGTCCGCTCGTCGGCGGACGGGTCGCCCGCGACCTGCATGAGGTCGGGGTAGGTGGCGGCGGAGTCGCCGTTGCGAACCCAAGGCACGGGATCGGTCTCCTGTCGTGGTGGTGCGGTGGAGCGGTCAGTCGGAGCAGCGGCACTCTCCGGTCTGCGGGTTGATCACGCCGCCGCAGGACTCGCAGCGCATCGGCTGCGGGCTCGGGATGGTCTCGTTCACGGGGTCACCTCCTTTCGCTTCTCGTGCTCGGCGCGGATCTCCGCGAGGGTCGTGCCCGGCGGCGGGGCCGGCTGCCGCGGCGGGGCGTGCTCGTCGCACCGCCAGCCGCCGGCGTACAGCCGGGCCGGGACTCCGCAGCCGTAGGTGCATGGCCGCGAGCGCCGAGGGCCGGTCACGCGACGCGGCGCCGGCGACGGGCGATGTCGTCCATGTGGCGGGCGTAGTCCTCGTCGGTGAGGTCCCGAGCGTCCGCGGTGCGGTAGGCGATCGTCGTGGTGTCGCGCTCGGGGCTGTACTCGGCGTAGATGGGGGCGAGCCAGCGGCCGTCATCGGTGGGCCCGACGACGGAGGGGTTGGTGTGCCGGATGTCGCCGCGGAAGTTGAGGCGGCCGACGACCTGGGGGTCGGCGATGGGCGAGACGGTGACGTGGTCGGTCGCGGTGGTCATGGGGGTCAGTCCCTTCGGTTGAGGATGGCGGCGATCGAGTCGTCGAGGAGGTCGATCGGGCGCCAGACGTAGGCCTCGACGCCGGCGGCGCGCAGGTCGTTGAGCCACAGCAGCTGGTCGGGGGAGACGACGCCGCGCATGGTCTTGAGCTCGGCGAAGATCGAGCGCCGGCGGCGGGCCGAGACCAGGTGCAGGTCCGGGTAGCCCTTGGCGGAGCGGCGCGAGTCGTAGGTGTGGTAGATCCGCTCGTAGCCCAGCTCGCGGGCGAGGCCGATGACCTTCGTCTGGAGGGTCGCCTCGCTCATCTGCTTCGCCACGTGCGCGCGGAACTCGGCCGCGGTCATGACGCGCTGGCGGCCCCTGACGGGCGGGCGGCTAGCCACGGGCGGCCAGGTCGCTCGGGACGGTGTACAGCGGCACGAGGAAGCCAAGCGCCGGCGTCACGCCGAGCACCACGGGCCGGTCCATGAACCCCTTCCACCGCTTGAGGCTGATGCCCCGGTCGAGGGCGAGGGAGAACGGGCACTCGCGCAAGTCGCCGCCAGCGTCCTTGCAGCGCTGGGAGTGCAGGATGTAGACGGTCTCCTCCGCCGACACCGCGCGGCCCACGTGCGCCATGGGGAGACGCTGGGCGCCGGCGAGCTGCTCGATGTCCTCGGCAGGCACCGGGTCAGTCATGGGTGATCTCCTCTCGCGCGGCGCTGGCCTCGGCCCACGCCAGCCCGACGATGGCCAGCGAGCTCGCCACGACGACGGCTGCGGCGGCCGCGGTGATGACGGCCGCGGCGCTCACTGGTTGCCTCTCTCGTCGTCCTCATCGCCGGCACTGGTGTCGGCGTCGTCGGGCTCGATGGGCACGAGCTCGCCGGTCTCGGGGTCGAGGCGGAAGCCGGCGCCGAGCCAGGACTCGATCTCGCGCTCGACGTCGATGGGCAGGACGGTCTCGCCTGAGCGGTACTCGAGAGCGCGGCGCACGAGCCGCTCGACCTCGGGGACGTCGTGAGGGTGGACGCGCTCGATGCGCAGCACACGCACCGTCGGCTCGCGCATCCCGGTGTCGGTGTCCGTCGTGATCTTGGAGCAGTCGACGACGGCGATCATCAGGTGGCGGTTCATCGGCCTGGCCACGAGGTCGCGCGCGATCCACGCGAGCCCGTTCTTCTCGGGGTCCCTGGGTAGCCCCGACGAGAGCTTCGTCATGCGTCCTCCTGGTCGGTGTCGATGTCGCTGTCGGCCGTCCACCGGCCGACGAGCGGGTTCACGCCGTACTCGAGCGAGGCGAGCAGGTGGGCGTGGGCGTCCTCGTCGTGGAGGAGACGGTTGCCGGGGGTCATGCCGCCACCTCCGCGAGCGCCGTGCGGATGGCGGTGCGGGCCGCGGTGGTGGCGGTGTTGAGGCGGGTGACGACGTCGCCGAGCGCGGGGGTGGCGGTGAGGCCGGCGGAGGCGATGACCTCGACGTACTCCTCGAGGGCGCCGAGGACGGCGTCGACGTCTGCGGTGGTCGGGGTCGGGGCGGCGGTGGCCGTGGTGCGGCGACGCTTGGTGGTCGCGGCCTTGGTCTTCGTGGGCGCCGGCGTGGCGGGTGCGCCGGTGGCGCGTTCGGCGGCCGCGGCCGCGAGGTCCGCGGTCGTGGTCCCGTCGGCGTGCTGGGCGTCGAGGTAGGCGGTCAGGACGTCCCAGCCGGGCAGTCCAACGGTGCCGACCTCGATGCCGTGTTCGCGGGCCCACTCGCGCAGCGTGCGGGCGGTGAGGCCCGCGTCTTTGATCGCGGTGCGCAGCTTGCGCAGATTTGCGCCCTGCTTCGTCGCGTGGCTCGTGGGCGTGGCCGTCGGCTCCGGCCGTGGCGCGGGCGCAGCGCCGTCACTCGTTGAGCGCGGCGCCCGCGCCACGGCCGGCACCGCGGCGTTGAGCACCTCGCGGGCGCGCTCGAGCACGTCGTCTGCCGGGCCAGCTGCTGCGCTGGGCGCGTCCTGCTCGGGCTCCGGTGCGGGCTGGCCGCTGGGTGCGGTGTCGAGCGTGACTGCGGTCCACGGGATGCCCTTGACGGCGGCGCCGTCGCCGGTGCGCACGTCGACGACGTTCTCGCGGCCGTCCCAGCGGGCGCTGGTGACCCAGCCGTAGACGCGGCCGCGGTTGTTCCGGCTCTCGAATGACACCTCGTCGCCCACTGCCGGGATCCACTTCGGCGCGGGCATCACGCCACCGCCAGGCGGCCGGTCCCGTCGAGCTGCTGGCGCTGCTGCCAGCCCTCGAGCATGGCCACGACGGCGTCTACCGCCTGGTCCTGCGGCAGGCAGCCGATGCCGCCCAGCTCGAGCAGGCGGAGGCACTCGGTGTGCAGGACCTCCTCGTCGATGCGCGGGTCGAGCGCGGCCTGCATGCGCAGGCTCGTCAGCGCGGCGAGCGTTCCGACCTCGTCCTGCGCGGCCGCGAGCGCCTCTTGCAGCGTGCGGCGAGCGTCGCGCGCGGCGCGGGTGGTCTCGACGCGCACGAAAGCGGTGATGACGTCGGAGGTGACGTCGGAGGGCGCGGGGCTCAGGCGCACGGCGCTCTGGCGCAGCTCGGCGCCGAGCCCGGTGAGCATGCGCTCGACGTCGGTCGTGGTGACGGTCATGGTCACGCCTCCTTCTTGGTGAGGTAGGCGTCGAGCCACTCCTGCTCGACGTCGGCGAGGGCATAGCCCCAGGCGCGCAGTTGCTGCAGGTGGATGACGCCGGCGGGCTCGTGCTCGCTGTAGCCGTAGGCCGGTTGGCGCCAGAACTCGCGGTGCAAGGCGGCCTCACCGATGGCGGCCGCGAGCGCCACGAGGTGGCGGGCGGCGTCGCTCGTGGTGTGGATCGGGGAGCCGATGCCGAAGTCGCGGTCGATCTGCGAGACGGCGTAGTCGGCGAGGCGGTTGCCGTGCGTCTTGAGCATGTCGGCGGCGTAGAGCAGGCCGAAGGTGTTGCCCGCCGTCGCCTTCGCGAGGACGTGCTCGCGGATGAACCGCCGGCGCACGACGATCGCGGCCTCCGCGGCCTTGTTGTTCTCGCGGACGCGGCGGCGCTCGGCGGTGGCGTCCTCGGGGCGAGGACCGGAGGTCGCGGTGGCGGTGTTGCGGGCCGAGCGCTTGAAGTGCCCGTGCGTCTGCCAGTCCAGGCAGTAACCGTGCTCTCGCACGTGCACGGAGCCGTCGGACAGCAGGTCGGCGTCGGGCAGGTGCACCGCGTGGCCGGGGCAGGTCAGCTGATGGGCGGCCGGGTCGATCGGCGTCGCGGTGCCGTCGGCCTTGGGCTGGTCGGTGAGGTCGGACAGCCACGCGGCGGTGGCGCCGGCGGCACCCGTGCGCGGCGCCTCGTCGAGCACGGTGACGCCCTGGGCGACGAGTTCGCCGCGGCGGACGTCGATCGCGGCGCGCTCCGTCGCCCGGCGGCGGGCCCACTCGATCTCGTGGTCGAGCCGCTGCGGCTCATCGGCCGCGAGTGCCGTCAGCCGCGTCACCGTCTGCTCGTCGCCGTCGAACTCGGCGATCTTGGCCGCGGTGACCAGGTCGACGTCCGCGAGCGCCGTGCGGGTCTGCTCCGAGGCGTCGGCGAGCGCGAGCGCGGCGGTGACTTCCTCCTTGGGGCGGGCGGTGCGCTTGGCGATCTGCGCGGGGGAGAGGCCGAAGAGGACGAGCTGCTTGACCGCTGCGGCGTCGTCGGCGGCGGTGATGCCGGCCCGGTGGTGGTTCTCGCCGAGCTGCTCGACGATGCGGTCGGCCTCGTCGGCGAGGTCGTCGATGAGCACGACGGGCACCTCGGCCAGTCCGGCCTCAAGCGCGGCGAGGGTGCGGCGCTGGCCGGTGACGACGAGCAGCTGGCCGAGCGGGTCGAGGCGTACCTCGATCGGCTGGCGGACGCCGCGGGCGGCGACGTCGCGCTTGAAGGCGGTGTCGAGCACGACGGCGCGGCGGACGTTCTCTGCCAGCACGAGGGTGCGCGGGTCGACGCGCGTGGCCGGTGCGACGTGGGGCGCGGCCGCGGCGTTCACGCGGCACCGCCGGCGAGGCGCTCGACGCGGGTCCAGCAGAAGGCGTTGATGGTCTGGAGCTTCACCGGGCGGCCGTCCTGCTCGCCGTAGAGCGCCAGGGCGCCGTCGTGGATGCGCCAGTGCGTGACGCCGTGCACCAGGTGGATGGCGCCGCCGCGGTCCTCGTCGACGACGCGGGCGGTGAACGTCTCGCTGGGGCGGGGACGGTCCTTGCGCATCGGCACGTCCAGCACCGGGATCTCGACGACGGGCAGCGCGTCGGCGTCGGTGGCGGGCGCGCCGGGGATGGCGGAGGAGCGGGCGAAGGCGGCGCGGTCCCGCTCGACGAGGTTCACGGTGGCCGCGGCGCTGCGGTCGCGGTCGGCGGCGTCCTCGAGGACGCCGAGCAGCTCGTCGGCGATCTGCTGGCGGCGGATGTCGGCCGGCGTCGGGACGCGCAGGGCGGGGCGCTCGTCGGCGGCGACGACGGACAGGTGGGGCTCGGTCACGGTCACTCCTCGGGTCGGCAGAGCAGGGCAGTGCAGTGCGGGGATGCAGCAGGGGCAGAGCAGGGGGTCAGTCGGTGTCGCCGGCGGCCAGGGCCTGCCAGTCGACGGGCGGGGCGGGGATGCGCACCAGGCGCTTCACGGCCGCGGTCTGGGCGTGGCGGCAGGTCGGGCAGAGCAGGTAGCCCGCCCGGTTCCGATCGCCTCTACGCCAGCCGTGGCCGCAGTCGTCGTCCTCGGCCGCCACCGGCGTCAGCCGCCGGGCCCGCGGTAGACCGCGGCGGTGCGGCGGTAGACGCGGACGCGGGCGCCCTTGGCGCTGCCCCCCGTGGACGGCTCGACGACGGGCACGCGGCGGGCGCCGGCGGCCGCCCACACCGCCTCGATCAGGCCGAGCTCGACGGCGGCGTTGAACAGGCCGGCCCGGGCGACCGGCGGGACGACCGCGGCGTCGAGCTGGCGGCGCACGAGGTTCACGGAGAACTCCGTGCCCGAGCGCACGCCGGCGATCGCCCGCATGAACGCGTCGGTCTGCGCGTCGGTCGCGTGCACTGTGGTGCGCGCCGCGGTGCTGGCGCCGGCGGCCGCCGCGGCGGTCGTGTCGGTGTAGGCGAGCATCACCGCGACCACCGCCGGTACTCGACCCTCGCGAGGCGGATCAGCACGGCCCCGGCGGCGAGCTCGCAGCCGAGCCCGCCGATCAGGTGCCCGCCGGAGTTCAGCGGTGACACCACGGCGAGCGCCAGGCCGGCGGCCGCGAGCGCCGCGACGATCACCACGGTGATCGCGGCGCCGGGTGCGGTGAAGAAGCGGTCTTCACCCGCGGTCTTGGGGCGCGGCAGTCTGCCGCGCCCGCCGATGCTCGAGCGTGTAGTACGTCCCATGGGACGTTCCCCCCTGTGTTCGGTAGGAATTGCTGTGCGGCCTCGCAGCGGTGCGAGGCCGGGGAAGCGCTGGGTTACGCGGCCCGGAAGCGCGCGGAGGAGCCGGCGCGCAGGGGCGGGATGAGTGGCACGTACTCGCCGCGGGCGCGGGCCGCGCGGGCGGTGCGGACTCGGCGGATGTGGTCGGTGATCGCCTCGAGGGGCGGGCCGCCCTCCCAGTAGGCGGCCGCGGCAGCGTCCTCGATCGAGAGGGCGTCCTGCTTGCGGAGCGCGTCCGCGAAGATGCGGCCGGCGCGTTCGAGCGCAGCGTCCCGGGTCAGGAGGGTCTCGGTGGTGCTCACTGGCGGTGCTCCCTTCGCGACGCGTCTCTCTTCGAGGCCGGGGCCGGCTGATCCGGGTCCGGCGGGGGGTCGGGCGGCTGGTCCGCCTCGATGCCCTTGTCGGTCGCCTCGTGCGGCTCGGCACGCGCGAGCGCGGCCTCTGCGCGGGCGACGAGCTCCTCGGCGGTTAGGCCGAGTCCGTGGGCGACACTCCGGATCGTCTCGGCGGACATCTCGCGACGGCCCCGCGACCAGCGGGAGATCGAGGAGGGGTCGACGCGCGAGCGCGCTGCGAGCTCCAGACCCGTGATGCCCTGTCGTTCCATCTCGGCGCGGAGTTCGGCAGCGAGCGCCGCGGAGAAGGCCCGTGGGCCATTTGGCACATCCACCATGCGGAAGATGATGTGTGCCAAATGGCACGCTGTCAAGCGGGGGATGCTGGCGTTCGCCTGTGCCATATGGCAATGTGTGCCGCATGGCACGCGTCCCCAAGTTGCTCGGCCCGCTCGATGAGAAGGTCGCCGAGATCCTGCGCGAGGCGTTCGGCGACGCCGGCATGACGCAGGTGGAGCTCGAGTCGCGGACGGAGATCTCTCGCAAGCGGCTCGGCAAGATCTTCAACGCCGAGGCGCCGCCGGCTACGGCGGGCGAGATCTATGCGATCTCGCAGGCCCTCGGGATGCGTGTATCCACGGTCGTGAGCTGGGCGGAGGAGCGCATCGCGGCGGACGAGGCCGCCGCGGTGCAGCCGCGCCTCGTGACGCTGGATGGCGAGGAAGTCGACCCGGAGGACTTCACGCTGGCCGCGATGGATCGTGACGCTGATGACGAGGTCGAGGCTCGCCAAGTCGAGCCGTGAGCGAGCGAACCGCACGGGGGGAGCAGGGGTGTCGATGACGATGGATGAGCTGATCGCTCACGCCGAGTCGCTCGGTATGGCGATCAAGTGGTGCGACCTTGGCCGGCGCGCCGGCGAGGTTCGCAGCACTGGCCTGACGCTGCTCAACCACCGCAAGTCCGAGACCACGCAACGCATCGCGCTGGCGCACGAGATCGGTCACTGGGTCCACGGGCACGGCTGGTCGGCGATGCACGATGTGCCTCGCGATGAGCTGCAGGCGGACGTGCACGCCGCTCACCTGCTCGTCTCGCCGGTCGACTACGCACTTGCCGAGCGGCTCCACGACGGCCACCTGGGCGCCATCGCCCGCGAGCTCGACATCGACACCCACATCGCCCAGACCTGGCGCGACCACGTCCTGCGCCGCAGCACCACGAGCGCCGCCCGGCTGGGCGCTGGCCGGGCCGATCGCCACCTACGCGCCGTCGGCTGAGACCCGGATGACCACGTTGACCAATCGTGCGCGTCTGCGTGCAGTCCCGAGCGCACCTAGACGGGGCATCGGCATCGTCCGCGTCTCGAAGGAGGGCGGCCGCGGCGACCAGCTGGTGTCTCCCGAGATCCAGAGGCACGCGATCGAGGAGTACGCCGGCCGCCAGGGCATCGACATCGTCGACTGGGTCGAGGCGATCGACGAGTCCGGCTCTCGGCGACGCTCAGCGTGGTGGCCGCGCCTGGACGCGACGATCGAGCGTGTCGAAGCGGGCGAGGTCGACGTCATCCTCGGCTGGGAGTTCTCGCGGCACGCCCGCAACCGCCTCCGCTGGAACGTCGCACTCGACCGCGTGGAGTCGGCCGGTGGCAGCATCGAGTCGGCGACCGAGCCGGTCGACGCCACGACGGCGAGCGGGCGGTTCCAGCGCGGCGTGCTCGCCGAGATGCACGCGTACAAGGCCGAGGCGATCGGAGAGTCCTGGCGCGACGTCCAAGCACGACGCCGACGCCACGGGCTGCCGCACAGCGGATCGCCCCGGCTCGGCTACACATACGACCCGCAGACGAAGACCTACCTCCCGGACGAGTCCGACGGTGATCACCTCGGGACCGCCGACGTCGTGCGGGAGCTGCACCGCCGGTACATCGCCGGCGAAGGCCTCATCCCGCTGGCGCGCTGGCTCGCCACGATCGGCGTTGAGAGCCCCCGGTCGAAGAAGCCGTGGAGCTTCGCGGGCGTGGGCGGCTTCCTTGAGAACGGCTTCGCGGCCGGTTTCCTCCGCGTGCACGACCCGGACTGCGTCGCCCGACACGCAGCTGGCGCGCAGTGCAAGAACTACGTGTACGTCGACGGTGCCCACAAGCCGATCATCGACGAGGCCACGTGGAAAGCCACGCTCGAGGTTCGCGGCCAGCGCCGCGCGGAGTCGCCGCGCTTACTCGCCGCCGCGACCCCGCTGTCCGGCGTCGTGCGCTGCGGTACCTGCGGGGCACGGATGCCACGCCAGCGCCACCGCGGCCGCAACTCCCGGGATCGGCTGTCCTGCACCAACCGCGACTGCGGACGGCAGGCCTCGGCCCTCTACGACGTCGTCGAGGCGGCCGTGCTCGACTGGCTGCCCACCGTCCGCGAGCGCGTCGAGGCAGCCGCCGTGGCAGCCGCCGAGTCGCCGACGAACACGGCGGCCGCCGAGGTACAGCGCCGCCGCCTGCGAGACAAGGCCCTCGACGCCGAGCGTGCGCTGGCCAACCTGACGGTCGACCTCGGTCGCCGGCTGATCCCTGCGAGCGCCTACGAAGCCGCGCGCGACGCTCTCCTCGACGAGAAGCGCGACGCAGAGCGCGAGCTCGCACGCCTTGAGCGCCAGGAGGAGGCAGACCAGCGGCACGCGACCACGGCCGGTCACCTCCTCGAATCCTGGGGTGCGCTGCCGCCGACAGACGCCGCGCGGATGTTGCGCGAGATCGCTGTCGTGCGAGTCCGGCGTCGGGACGTCGCACGCGGCTGCGACATCGAGGTGCACGGCGCGTGGGAGGAGGAGGCGCAGCCGTTCGCACCGTAGGGATCCTCGACTGACCCCTACCTCAACGTCTCATGTCGCCGTTGTGCCGGCGGACCAGGTGGCGGCGAACCTTCCGACGGCGTGCGATCCACGCAGCAGTGGACGCGATCGGTGGGAACGGGTCCACGCGGACACGGACGTCGCCGACGTCCGCGCGGGAGAGGAGTGCGTCGCCCTCGTCCATCAGTTCAGCGACGAACTTCCGCCGCTCCCTAGCGAGCTGGTACCACGGCAACTGCGCGGCAGTCCCCATGAGGCAGGTGAAGACGAAGACACTGATGAAGTCCGCATTCAGTGCCCAGGACACGTCGATCTTGTTCGCTTCCGCTGCGGCCTCGATGGCTGGTCGCGCCTCGTCAAGGAGCCTCCAGAGGGCCCAGAATCCGAAGGCCGCGCCGCCCAACGGGAAGAGCGCGACGGTCTGATCGAGTCCCGTCATCCGCACCGACTGCCGCGCGGCAAGCTCGAGCGCCGCGTCGCGGGCAGCCATCTGAAGGCTACGAGCTGCGACCGACGTGGGCTCGAAGCGCTGAGCCGCCTCGGAGTTCTTCTCAATGCGTGCGCGGAGACGCGCGGACTGGCCAAGCTGCGACGCTGCAGTGGCGAGGCTCGCGAGGCCAGCCGTGCCCAGAAGCGTCGTGAGGACGGTACCGAGAACCTCCAT